TGACTGAGCCAACGCTATACAACAAGTCATGCTAAGAGGAATCATAACCATCGCACTGAAGCATCCGCTCTACGGACGCTATGCTTACAACCTTGCCCTCTCGATCAAGGCGAATGATCCTACCTTACCGGTGGCGGTGATCGCTGATGATGCAGGGATCGCTCACCTGAGTCAGGCGCAGCGCATGGTATTCGACCACATCATCACACCAGAGGAATCGCAATGGTGCAGGGGAGAGAAGAAGCTACCGTTGGTGTGCAAGTTCTACCTGAACGATCTCACACCGTTTGAAGAGACGCTGTTCGTGGATGCGGATATGATCTTCAGTCAGCTCGCTGATATGCCTTCGTTCTGGGATAGCATGAGAAATGTGAGATGGACGATGGCGAATCGTGGGAGTAATGATCCGGACAAGGGCATCTCCGAGTGGGTCAATCCCGATATGCTCAAGCAGTCATACGGTGATGTCAAGCAGTGGTTCGATCTTAGCAGTGAGTGGATATACTGGAAGCGATGCGCTCTCTCTGATCGTATCTTTGTATCTGCGAGGAAGCACTACGATGAGGGCAAGCTAACGACACGGAGCTTCGCAGGTGATAAGCCTGATGAACCGTTCTTCAACCTTGCGCTGATCGAAGCGGATCACAAGCCTCATGCACTGCCTTATCAACCTACCTACTGGCAACCTGCTATGAAGCGACCGATGCCAGCGATAGAGATCAAGAGAAAGTATCTTGCCTTCAGTGTAGGTGGTAAGATGATACCCAAGCAACAACAACTGATCTATGATGAGTTCGCCAAGAACGCATCGTACAAAATGAAAATGCCGACCTTGAAGGTAACACATAAGATGAATCAATTACCTGAACGTACAGTAATATAGACAATGCCGATAGTATCTCCCTCTTTCCTCGAACCATACCTGATGCAGAAGCACAGGCACGAAGACTATGATGATGCGTATGAGTTATACGAGGAACTTGAAGTACACGCAGATGGTGAGTATCCACATGATTTGATTGATCAGCGCAGACCTGCTGAGAGTGAAGACATAAAGAACTATCGCAAGAAGATATTCGTTCCGATCACCAAGCCTGTGTTCACGAAGATTCAGAACTCACTGATGAAGATTCGCAAGAGTCAGGACTGGATGATTCAATTCTCTGGTGATCTTCCTCCACGCATCAGCGAAGATGAATCACCTGAGAAGTATCTGATGTATAAGTTTCCTCGCAACGGTAGCATCACGAACTGGATGTTCGGTGTGTGCATGAAGCAGTATCTTATTGATGCGAATGCTGTCATCCTTACTCTGCCAACACGATGGGAGATACCAGATAACGAATACTATGAGCCATATCCGATGATCTTCAACGCACCGGATGTTCTCGATTATAAGGAGGGTATGTTCTATCTGCTCAAGGAGCATGATCAGGATAAGTATTGGATGATTCAGCCAGACGTGATTCAGATATTCGAAGTCAAAGAGTACCAAGTGCGTGAGGTGTTTCAGGCGGTCAATCCACTTGGATACATACCATGCAGACATACCTATGGGATGGTGCTTGAGAACTACGAGCATCGTGCATTGTACGAGTCTCGCATCAGTGGTATTGTGCCTAAGATGAACGAGGCACTGCGTGAATACAGTGACTTGCAAGCCGAGATCGTGCAACATATCCACTCAACGATGTGGGCGATGCAACCACAGCAGTGCGGACGATGCAAGGGACTTGGCGAGATACCGAAGGAGAACTCAGCACCCATCAAGTGTCCGAGTTGTTCAGGCAAAGGACTGATGCCTTTGAATCCGTTTGAGCATCTGATCCTTGCAGCACCCAGAGCAGGAGAGCCAGCTATACCTACACCTCCTATCGGTTATGTACAGAAGCAAACTGACATCGCCAAGTTGCAGGAGGAGCGCATCCGTCAGCATATCTACGATGCGTTGAGTGCTATCAACATGGAGTTCCTTGCCGAGAGTCCGCTTGCTCAGTCAGGTGTTGCCAAGCAAGTAGATCGTGAAGAGTTGTACTCGTTTGTCCATAGCATCGCAGAGGACATCGTTCGCATCATGGACGAGGTGATCTATGACATCTGTGCATGGAGATACTCAGGCGTGACCAATGACATCAGAGAGTTGTTGCCATACATACCAGTCCCGGAGCGTTATGATATGCTCAGTGGCAAGGTGCTTGTTGATGAGTTGACGAGCATGGTACAAGCGAAGGTTGATCCTGCCATCATCAACGCAGCGCAGATCGAGCTTGCAGGGAAGAAGTTCAGCGATAGTGACGTGAAGGATTTGGTGGTGCTGAAGTTGCGCCTCGATCCATTCGCAGGAGTCCCGGAGGAGAACATCAGCCTTCAGCGTATGTACGGAGCGATTGAACAGGACGATCTTATCATCCATGCCAACATCAACAAGTTCGTGAGTCGTGCAATCAATGAGATTGAGAATTTCTCAGGACTTACATATCAGGAGCAGATGAATCAGATGGTGCAATACGCAAGGGAGCGCACACCATCACGACTACCAGCGACACCTCCTGATACTGGATTATAATGGCTACACAAGCAGAGATCATTGAGCAACTGACAGAGGTCATTGAGATGCGTGTATCTCAATGGGGCGAGCGTATGCCCGAACTTCAACGTCAGTCGTATGATGTCGTGCTGAACCTGACTGCTGACCTCGACACAGATGCGGATGGCAAGATCAAGCCAACGACAAAGAACATCAAGATCATCAGCAAGATCAAGGATGAACTCAACCGAGTGATCTTCGACAAGCGATATCAGGACGATCTTGATCTGCTGCTTGAAGACTACAACGAGATTACTAAACTTCAGAACCAATATTTCACTGCTACGGTAGGCAGATTCAAAGTGCCTTCGGTGATGGAGCAGATCAGCAGCCTTGCACGGGAGTCAGTGATAGATCAGCTCGGACAAGATGCGATCGGTGTGAACTTCGTGGACCCGGTGCGTGACATCCTCGTCAAGAACGTGACTACCGGAGGAAGCCGTGCAGAGTTCATCGAGCAGGTGCGTGAATACATCCTCGACACAGATGCAGGGGAAGGTAAGTTAGCGAAGTACACCAAGCAGATCGTGACAGACTCGCTCAATCAATATTCTGCCAACTACTCAGCAGTCCTGACTGACGATCTCGGTCTGGAATGGTATCAGTATAGTGGGTCACTCAAAGACACATCACGACCGATCTGTGATGCGCTGATCGAAGCGAAGAAGGGCTGTATGCCTTTCATCCATCGCAGTCAGTTGCAGGAGATCGTGGATGGCTATGTCTGCGGAGAGAGGGTCCCGATCTATGACAAGACAGGACTTCCGCAAGGGATGATACCCGGAACGAACGCTGCCAACTTCCGCATCAATCGAGGTGGATACAACTGCAACCATCAGTTATACGCTGTCAGCGCAGCCATTGTGCCGAAGAAATTGCGTGATAAATTCGCAGGAAAATAGTGTATATTTGTAGATATGAATCAAAAGTTTTTAAAGGTCACAAAGTACGGTCAGGACTGGTTTGAATTCCCAGCCGACAACGAAGTCAACGTGAGAGCCATGCTGATGAAGGATGGTGTTGATGCCGTGTGTGAGATCGTACCAGTGGACAATGAGGTCAAGCTCTTGAAGGTTCAAGAGAAGACAATAACGATGACAACAAAAAAGAAATAACATGAACGTAGCTGAATTTATTCAGAACATCGCTGACCGCATCGGCATGGACAATGCAGATGAACAACTCAAGCAGATTGTCACCAACCCTGCACTCTCTTCTATCGCTGTACCTTCAAGCATAGCATCAGGCGTGCAGGGTAAACTGATGACTGAAGACGAGGCAAAGTACAATCCAACAATCAAGAAGCACTTCACTGCTACTGCACTGAACGCTGTAGATCTCAAGATCAAAGATGTGATTGACTCGTATGAGTTCGATGACGAAATCAAATCATCAATCATGAGCGAGCAATCGTCTTACAATCGTATCGGACTGCTTGCCAAAGCCATCTCTGATGCAAGGGAAAAGGCAATCAGCGCAACAGGTGGCGAGAAGAAAGCACTGCTTGACAAGATCAATGAACTGACAACCTTGCTTAACACCGAGAAGGACTCACGCAAGAAGGACATTGAAGCAGTGAACTCACAATGGCAACAACAGCTCACAGATAAAGAACTGAACTCGATGTTCACTGGTTATGATTACGCTCTCGACTTAGATCGTGATGTGACCATCACCACTGCACGTAATCTGTGGGAGAAGAAACTTAGAGAGAGGGGAGGGAAGTATGTCTATGATCAGACTGGACTCAAGCTCGTGAACAACGATGCACCCGATCTTCCATTTACAATTGACAATAAGCCTGTGGACATCCGCAACTTCACAGAGTCGGTACTTGCCGATGCGAAGTTGTTGAAGGTGAAAGGCGCACCAGCTCCTGCACCAGTTGCAGGTCAGCCAGTGCCTACACCACTGCCGACAAAACCAATTGCACCAGCAGCGAAAAGTCAAGTGAGTCAAGCACTCGCTGACTTCCGTGCAGGATCTAACTGAAATTCGTGATTAGTGATAGGGTCTGATGACCAATAGCAGGGCGCAAGCCAACACATTTAGTATTCCAATTTAAACTTCTTAATTATCCTCTATAAAAATGGCTAATGGATATTGCGAAGCTCTGCTACTTCACCTTGAATCTATCGCAGGGCAAAACTATCCGGGACAGAAAGTAACAATGCCCGGTTTCTTAAATATGTTAGTGACTTCACCTGATCGTCCTTCTGCAATTCAGGAAGGTTATCAAGGCGGTCACTACCGTACAGTGAATGTAAAGTATATGCCTCGCACGGTGGCTGCACAGGTGTCAACTTCTGACTCTTGCGCTATCGATTTGCAACCTGCATATAAAGAGACTACTGTAAGTGTTAACAATGTGGCACAGAGTGGTTTGTGGATTTCGGATGATACCGTGAGACAGTATTGCGAGGACAGTTCACGCACTGTTGCTGTGGGCTTACCTCCGACTCAGCTGATGACTGAACATCTGCGTGGAATCCTTCATGCGATGAATGGCATTTATCAGAAGATGGAGAACGTGCTGACTACAAGCATGGCTTCTACCTTCGGTAACCACGTTGCTACAGGAAACGCTACTGCTGTGGCTGTGAACATCGAGCAAGATGGTACATTGAATGATCTCGGCACTGGTCTTACTAAGCTACTGACTGATGCTGCTTCTAATGAGTTCTGCGATACTCCGATGTTTGTCGGTGCGCTCGGTTCACTCATGCACTCGTATAGCATCCAGAAGAATCGTGCTGCGCTCGGACTTGCTTCTGCTGGTGTTGACTTCGGTGCTATGACTAATGACTTCCAGTTCTTCGCATCTGGGCAGACTGGTAGCACATGGGGCGCACAGCACGTTGGTATGTTCGCTCCGGGTAGCGTTCACCTCGTAGAGCGTCAGGACAACGTAGGATCATTCGCTGGTCAGCGTGGTACTTCGTTCTTCACCACTATCGTTGATCCACGCACTCAGTGCTGGACTCCCAACGGTCTTGGCAACATCGCCTTCGACTTGCAGGTGAAGTATATCGACTGCCCTGAAGACCTTGCGAATCTCGCTGCTGGCTATGTGAATCCAGAAACATTCACTGCTAATCGTGGTTATGCGCTCTACATCAAGAAGCGTTACGGTCTGTTCACAACACCGAAGGATGCCTTCGATGGCGGTGATCGTCTGGCAGGAAGCAATGGCACACTGCGCTACGTTGTATCTAATACATAAGAGTTGTTCTTGTTGTTGTCGATTGGGGGCGGGTTCGCTCGCTCCCTTTCATTAATCCCTAATTGAATGAATTGTTTAACTGACTATGTAGGACTGAGAGGCTGCGGTGATACTACACCACCAAGCGGATTGTATGTGAACGATCTGCCGGGCATCTCCAACGAGATACTCGTCAAGCTCACCAATCAGGAGAACGCAACTTACGTTGATGTATGGAACATGATACAGCAACGTGCAGGGCTGCGCTTCTCTCTCGATGTGCGTGAAGCAATGGGCAAGCACTATAAGTTGAACAGTCTCATGCAAGGGATCAATGTTGGCAACGATGTTGGTGGTATCGCAACATCACGACCAGTAGGCTTTGCAGGATTCACCATTGAGATGATTGATTCCAATTATGAATACGTGCCTTCACCATTGGCATCAATTCATGTACAGCAGATTGTTTTGTGGGCTGATCAGGATTATCAGAGCATAGATTTTACTTTCTATGATCTTGATCAGAACATTCAGATTTATGCAACTCAATCATCACTAACAAGTGGTAAGAATGTCATTGAAATCAATCGTACTTTTCATAATTTATATCAGAGCAACACATGGAGATTAGGAGTCTTCTACGACATCGGTAGTATGTCGGATAGTTACGATATGATTCTGCCTTATTCAAGATCAATGATGTCGTGCTGCGATGTCAGGATACAAGGATTCGGAAGTGATACGATTGTATCAGCAGGATCATTTGGGAACAACACATACGGATTAAGTGGTATCTTCAGCATCGTATGCAACTGGGATGCGCTGATCTGCCAGAACAAGGTATTGTTCTCCCGTGCATGGTGGTATCTCTTAGGAATCGAGATGCTCACCGAGTTACTATACAGCAACAAACTAAACCAATACACCACTGTGAACCTTCAGCGCATGGATGCTCTCCGTGCAGAGTATCAAGTGGAGTACAATAAAACATTGACGCAGGTAGCAGGAGGATTCAAGCTCTCATGCGACTGTTGTATCGAGTGCAATGAACCAGTTCAGTTAAGGGAAGCAACACAATTCTACTGAGATATGAGAAACAAATGTGGATGCAGAGGCGGTAAGCGTGGAGGTAAGAAATGATCAGCGTTGATGTTGATGTTTCTGCTCTCGTTGACTTGAAGAAGCGAGTGCTTACATTAGCGCAGACTGACTCTCTGTTGCGAGAGATTGCGACAAGTATGGAGACTGTTACACGCACAAGGATACATGAGCAGGGCATCAAGTCAGATGGTTCGCAGATTGGAACTTATAGTCCTTCATATCTTGAACTAAGGCTAAAGCAAGAAGATCGTAGTAATACCAATGTGAATCTTGTATTCACAGGAGACATGGAGCGTGATTATAAGATCATACCAATATCAGACACAGAGTATGGTCTTGGATACACTGACGATAACAATGCTGACAAAGCCAAGTGGAACACCGAACGCTACGGAAGAATATTCGCACTCACAGACGATGAACTCGAACAGGTGCGTGACATCATTAGAGAATACTTAAACAAATTATAATGCCATACATCAGTCAGATCGTTGACATCATCAACAACACTCTTGCCAATGGCAAGATCAAGGATGACATTCGATTCCGCAAGCAACTGCACGGACTGGCTGAACTTTTACCACGACATATCAATGACGATCAGAATGTAATTCCTGCACTCGTATCATTGACAAACAACATCACCTTCTCAGGATTCGATGACAGCAAGAGCATCGTCATCTATCACAGGTGCGTGGAGACAGAGATCATCGAGAGTGAGTTTCAGTTCGGTGATGGACTCAACACAGCAAGAGAAGAAGCACGAATGCGGATGTACGTATTCGCAAACAGGACAATCACGAAGACCACACCACAGCAGTTGAGCTTCCTGCTGAGTAGTGGAATACAGCAGCAATTAGCCTACTCGCAGTTGACAAACTATGCAGGGCTATACGGTGCTACAATAGAAGCTAACATCACGAACTACAACAGCGTTGAGATATTCTCCAACGAATACAGATTACCTGCAACGGCTTATCCTTTGCAACCACATCACATATACATGGCGTTAGATTATGTTATCACGACAGACTATGACTTGTCATGTATTGATGATTGTTTAACATGTTAAAACGAAAAACAAATGTCAGTATATTATCCAGCGTCAAATTGTGGAGGTGGTGCAATTCCACAGTATAGCTGCAATCCTTGCCCGGAGTATGAATACAGCCGTATTCGTTCAATCGCATTCGTGAAGAACACCTTCTCATTCACTGATCCTTCCGATCCTACTGAGTGGAATACAGGACTCGGAACAGGAGACATCATCGTCATCTGGGCAACCTCAGGAACTTATGATGGTAGTACAATTGAGGAGCTTGTTGGATTCGGAGATGCAGAGACTCAGAATGGTGGTGCGACTCACATCTTGACTTATAAAGACCCGAACTCAACTACCAACTGCAACTTCTACAATGCAATCAAGAACAGCAGTGACTACACTGTATGGTTTAGAACATCGAGCAAGATATGGGAGGCAGGTGCGCCAGCAACGATTACTCCTAAGATTCCAGTGGCTGATGATCTGAAAGCAGTATTGACTTATGAGGTGCAGGTCAAGTGGCAGAACAGCAACTTGCCATGTTGCCACACAACTCCTGATGGCATCTTCGATCAGTGTTATATCCCTTTAGTGTAGAGCCTGAAGAGGGTAACTTCGAACTGCTGGAAGATGGGCTACCTGCACTCTTAGAAGATGGTGATTATTCACTGCTTGAAACTTAATCAATGGGACAAAAGATATCTCAACTAACAGATGGTGTGACCGCACAGGGCAATGACCTTGTGCGTGTCGCACGATTCAGCGGTGGTCAGTACATCGACAGATCGCTAACACTCGGAGACATCGGTGGACTCGTCAGCAATGTAACCGTGACAGGTGGCAATACGCTGCGCTTCGCTGACTTCGAAGATGGTACTAACACGGTAGGCACAGGAACACCACGCACGCTATCATCACTCGGTTACACCGATGGATCAGCAGCGACACAGTTCCCTCTCACTGCTGCTGCATGGGGGAGCATCACTGCTTCCTCCACTGATTACGATACTGCTGTGATTCAAGAAGCATTCCTGACGCTTGGACTTGGAAGCAACAAGATCAAGCAACTCAATGCAGGGTATGGTGATTTCATTCTCTCAGGGCATGAGGTCATATTGCCTGCATACAAGGGGACTGGATCATCAGGATATCCCAATCAGTTCGTCTTCGATGGACAAGGATGCACCTTCTTCTGTCGTGGATCGCAGACGTATGGATTCACATCAGAGATAGCAGATCAGACTGAAGCCGATGACAAGGCTATATTCAACACATGGGCATGGTCGAACTGTAAGATCGTACAAGGTCCCGGTGGAGGTGTAGCGGTAGGCATGAGGCTCGGTGCGTGTCGATCGCTCGACATGAGGAACGTAGAGTTTGAAGGTTTAGATGCCAATGGATTTGAAGGTGGC